GATCGGCACTTAGGCTTCAGTTCAGGTAAACGAAACTACTGTCCACTTTCAAGATTTAAACCGGCACTCTCTATACGGTGTGGAGAACATTATCGAGCCAACTCGCAAGGTGGCTCTGTAATGCCCTACTCAGCCGGGATGATATCGATGAAATACTCTTTACCCTGCTCAAACTGTTCTGCCGCTGCGGGGTTAGAGATGACCATCTGCAGTTGACCGCTAGGGGTATACTTCGACCAAGTTTCGTTCTCCGCACTGCCGGTCGTTACCGCCATCATATTAACGACAGCAGTAGAGTTGTCTGGCGATTTATTGATGCTGTTACATTGAAATTTTGCACGTACAGTCATTGGAACTCCTCGGTTAGTAAAAAGCCCCGCTATTGCGAGGCGATTCTTGTAGCGGCTCTTATCTCAGCGCAGCCCCTTACTGCGTGCTGGATACTCAGTTGAGTGGGCCAGCGTAGAGATATATGGACTGACTGCTAGCAAGGCCGGCCTCTCCGGTAGTCGACAGAGCCATATCGACAGGAGAATGAAGAGAATGAGCATCGTCACCTCGGAAACTGCGTGCGGGAGACCGCCGCAACATCTCAAATAAACATTGACACACATCACATTAATGCAATACGTAGTAGGAATTATCGTAAGCCACCTAGGAGTAATCCAATGACTGACATAATCACGCTGGGAATCTCAGTAGTGTTTTTGGTTCTTGCTGTATACTTCTTCGTTGCTCATGTGCGTGGCAGACGCCGAGAGCATTCAACCTTTCGTAAGGATTTTCGTAAGAATAAATGGCGGTAGGAAGCGGTGACGATTGGTGAGCCGCTTTGACATGGCTCTGTAATCCCTACTTCAGACACTGCTTGCGGATGTAGTCCTGCTACTGGCTTATCGCCCGATAGTAGGCTTGCCAGCGATATTTATCTAACCGGAGTTGCCGAAGACACTGGGCTGTTTCGATATCAGATTGCAGGTCTTCGTCGCTGTCTTTGCCGGCGTCACTTCCCTTGCAAGGAGGGTTCATCAAATCCGGAGATGGCGTTGGCAGCGTCGATGGCACGCTGGCGCAGCTGCACAGCATCATCGTCAAACCTGCACACAGTACGATTCGGAGACTGGACATATTTCACCACGTCGCGGGTTATGGTTCGGTAGATGACCTTGCCCTCTTCTGAGGCGGAAGCGGCCTTTTGCTCTACCGGCTGAATAGCTTTTTCGGCCTTCTCTTTCTTCTTCGCTGCCTGAGCGTTGATATGGTCAGCATGAGAGCTCCAGCCGGCTCGCCATGAGAAAACACAGCAAAGCAGCAAAATTACTACTGCGCTGAAAATGGCGGTTAAGCGGCTCATTGATCCAATCCCCAGCACGTCAACGCGCTTTCCTGGTCTCGCCGTTCGACCTGGCCATAACAGCCGGTGGCCTGCCCTTTTGTCAGGCGGCAGTCGCGGCCACCGTCTTTAATCCACCAGCGAATAGCCTCGCATGCACCTTTTCGGTCGCCGGCGTTAATGCGCTGATAGAACGTTGAGGGGAAACATTTTCCGGGACCAATGTTGTACGGACAGAAGCTAGCGATACCGACTTTCTGCGGCGGGGTCAACGGAACTTTGATGTTCTGGTCGACCCACGTCAGTGCCTTGTTGCGCTCGATGGCGTTTACTTGTCCGCATTTGGCCTGGGTTAACTTCATGCCTTTCGTCACGGGTTTACCGTCAATGCGGGTTGCCCCCCGACAAATCGTCCAGAAGCCGGAACCATCACGGTATGACGTCAGGCTGTTACCCTCTTTCTCGTTCAGAAACTGATCCATCAGTACTGGAGCTGAGGCGCCAGCGGCAATCAGCGCCAGCATGGCCGCGCTGAGTTTTGTCTTCAGGTTAGCCATCTTAATTATCCTGTGGAGGTGGGCCGCCATAGCCACGATCGAGAGACTGCTGATACATCTTCGTCCAGCGGCGCTTGAAGTAGAGATTAGTCAGGTAGGTAGCGACGCCAATTATCACGCCGCTTGCCAGAGCAATAAAATTCCAGTCCAGCCCATGAAACCAGTCATAGGTTTTCGCCAGTCCGGTACATATCAGGCCGCCTGACGTGCAGTACGAGGCCGCCGAGAAGATTTTGTCAGGCATTTTCATAGTCTCTCACCTCCGATATACGGATGGCGCTGTGTTTTAGAAAGGGGTCAAGCTCACGGGCTGGAATAACAACAACACGCGTCGAGGATGATTCCCGTGAGCCTGAAATAGAAAAGGCCCGCCGAAGCGAGCCCTAAATGCAGAAAGCCCCGGCGTTTGCCGAGGCTCTTAAATTTCTTCTTCAACGGTGAACATACAATGCCCATCGTTCTAACAAATTAACACGAATTAGGGAAAAGTAAATAGCTCAGCGCGTTATTTGTTTGAGCTGTGCCTCTGCCCAAGCCTCCTCTATATCGAATTTAGTGATCAGCTCGTCGAAGAACGGTTTGACCGACTTCTTCCAAGTGTCCAGAGTGATAGCATCCGTTATCTGGCAAATAGCGCTATGCACAGCAGTGGAGAGGATTCGCTCATACCCGCGACCGCCGCAGCGTTTGCAGTTACCCATGACAGGTACACCCTGCCTCTCCGTCTCATCCTGGTTCACAACCTTGCCCCGGCCGTGGCAGTCGTTACAGGCGGCACTGACGGTTCCTTTTCCATGGCACTTTTGGCAAAGCACCCGAACCTGCTCCCGGACAGACTTCACCTCTTCCCAGTCCGACGGCGAGATCCCCTTCGTAACTTTGACCCACTTCGGCGGTTTGCCGTCTGGATACGTTACCTTGTTGGTAAACACCTCAGCGTCGGTGAATCCAGACCCATGGCAGCAGTCACATGTTTTTTTACTGGAAGCACTGCGGGAATAATCCTCAAAAGCGTACGCTGCGAGGATATGGATAACCCGGGGTTTTACATTAGGAGTGAGTTTGCGCAGCGCGGCTACCTTATCGCACCGGGTTAATGCGTATTCGGCCAGCAACTCGATCGCCCTTTCCCGATCATTGTTACTGATACCCATCTTCCCGAGGAAGGCGCTATACCCCATTGCGGCGCGTTCCTGCGTCATACCCATTGCCGCCATGATGTCGGTACCGGTCAGTGAATCAGAGGCGGTAGCACGCGGAGAATCGCTAATCAGCGTGGATTTTGCGAAGTGGTATTTCACTGTGTTTTCAAGATTCACGCTGCGGCCCTCTTTGGCTGTTTGGTTTTGGTCTGGCTCTGGTTGTGCTTTGCTACTGGTGGCATGCTGGCGCGCTTAACGCTTTCGTCCTGGTAGCGGGCGATCTCTTCTCTGGTCATGCCACACACTCCGCGATGATGATCTGCCCCTTCTCTCCCCATATTTTGGTGATGCGGCAATCCCAGACGTGCGAATCATCGTCATAGAGAGCATCCATCAAAGCTTTCAACATGTTGTCGCAGTCAGGCTTTGACTGATGCGGGCACCCGGCATGCTGCGCCCTCTTTTTCTGACTCCAGCTTTGCGGCATAGGCATAACGAAAGTGATGTGAGCGCCGGACTCCGGCAGGTGAATTTTTCGCAGACGAGCTTCATCGCAGAACGCCCGGTAACGCATTACCGCCGGACGCTGCTTCCACTTATCAGCTCTGGTCATCCTGGGTTTGCCGATGGGCGTGATATCGTAGATTTTCATGATTTGATAAGTCCCTCACGCCGCCATATTTCGAGTGTCCTGAACACGCCTTCAGCATGCATCAGGCGCAATTCGTCGTAGGTGTAATCGGTGGTATTCTTTCTGCCGTCGATCAGGTCATGACACCCGCTGCAGGCTATTGCCGCTTGGGTGTCATCGGGTTTGCACCCGGTACCACACGTTCCCGCCAGACGGTAATGCGCGAGAACACTGGTTTCCGGGTTGCCATTGCAATAACCGGGGATCCGAATGGTACATTCGCGGCCACGAGCCGCTTTGCGAAGGTTTGCCATAATCACCCCCACATCCGATTACGCCAGCGGGAATCCGGGCGCGGAGGGTTCTTGTCCTCCACCAGCTGCGCGCTGACGGTCCAGGTTAGAAAGTCTGGGTTTAAACTGCGTTCAACCTTGATCCCCCGCTGCCGGTATTTAGCCACCAGCTCGTCTGCCTGAGCTGTTGTGCATTCGGTATGTGCGAACCATGATTTCTTCATAGTCATCACCCCGCGAAGCTCAGTAACTGGTTTGCGGCGTTCTCGACTTCTATCTGGCTGTTGAATGAACGGGAGAGTATCCAGCGCCAGAGAACATCCAACGACGCCTTGTACAATTCATGGAATTCGGTGTCGTCCATGCTGGAGAAAGAAATGCTACGGGGATGTTTTTTTAGCGTTCCGTCCGGCAGTTGTATGGCGTCATAATGCCCTGCCTCGACAATGACCCACGTCCGATAGGCGTCAAATGATTTACAGATGCTGATGCTACCGGCGCGTTTCTCGGCTACGCGATCGAGGTATTGTTCTGCGGCATCAAGGAGGGAGGATTCGTTACCGCCATAGGCGGCTAGAAAACTGGCGTAGCCATACACAAGCTTGCGCTCATTGGATGAGATCGCTCCGCCGGTAGGTTCCCAGTAGTCAAAGCCGAGATTGAGTAAAGCAAAGTAGCGGCGATGAAACGCCGGGTTGCGGACGAGTTTATAGTCGGCTTCCAGGACGGCGCCGAGCCTGCATTTTGATTGCAGAAATTCGCTGGTCTCCTGCGTTGCAGGGATCAGTATGCCTTGTGACTGCTTTATTAAGTGCAATTGCGCCATGGTTTCTCTCCGTGGCGCAGTAGGTTAACGGCTGTTCAGACCGTTGATTTCATATTATCAGAAGGTGTGATAATGCGGTAGCCAAGACGTTCAGCAAACCTCATAAATCCATTGAGCGTAAAGATTTCTTCGTCGGGCAGCAGTGGACGCATAGAAACCACTCCATTCGCCCTGTAAATTAAATGTCTTCCTGCGGAGGGGAAGCTAAAAAGAATAGCTCCATCTGATCTCCTGACAACATCATACCAGGAATGATCATCTGGAACCTCTAAACCATTACTCACATTACCCCCCCAGAGCGGCATGCAGACGCATTTAAAAAGCATGGTAGCAGCCACAAAGGGCAACGCTTACTGCGACACTTTGGGAAATGCCCGCCACCATAAAAAGTGAATCAGTAAAACCAGTCGTCGGCGCTTTCCCACGTTTCCTGCAGGATTTCTTCAATCGTTTCTTTATCGCCGTCAATACCACCCAAAACACTCAATCCGTCAGCCCCTGCGCGGCGAATTGATAATTTGCAGCCATCATATTTTTGATTTAATCGTCTCAGCAACTCAGCCTCCAAAACAGGCTCAGCTCCGTCAGGCAATTTTTTCTTACGGTCGATCGTGATTTCAACGTTCATAGCCACCTCACCAGATACTGTATAGATAAACAGTACACCTATACCGATTAATGTTCAATATCATAAGAGCACGAATCGTTAACTCCCCGTCAGAATTTGCATAAAAAAAAAGCCATAGTGGATTGAATTATAAGAGTTTATTATTTAACTTTGGCTGTCCATCTCGAAGCTATGTGGGTCACTGGCTCGCGTTAACCGGAGACTTGGTTCACGGTAATAGCACACTCATTTCATAAAATGTATTAGCTGAAACTTGGCCTAACTGTATTCTCTGGCGCTGCACAACCAAATACAGTCAGCTTTGAGCAACAAGATGACGCCCGCATGAAGTAAACAGGCGCCCGTTAATATTACGCGGAAATATTAGTTAACCCGCCTCCCTGTTTCGTCAATGACCTTTTCGCCATCTTCTTTGGTAAAAGAGCTTTTCTGACCTTCAGGTAAAATATCCAGCACTATTTCTGAGGGGCGACAAAGACGTGTGCCAAGCGGTGTCACTACAACCGGCCGATTAATTAGGATCGGATGCTGAAGCATAAAATCAATCAACTGCTCATCAGAAAATTTGTCTTCATCAAGACGCAACTGCTCATAATGCTCAACGTTCTTACGCAGCAATCCTCGTACTGAAATACCCATATCTGAAATCAGTTTGATAAGTTCATCACGAGTTGGAGGAGTATCGAGATAATAAACAATGGTCGGTTCGTTACCGCTGTTACGGATCATCTCCAGTGTGTTACGTGAGGTGCCACAGGCCGGGTTGTGATAAATGGTAATATTGCTCATATCAGTATCTCATTACAAAGTGACAGAGAGTCGCCACGCCAGCGCGGCCAGAGTGACGAAAAGCACGGGTAGAGTCATGATTCCGCCGGTGCGGAAGTAATACCCCCAGGTGATGGTCATGTTTTTCTGTGCCAACACATGAAGCCATAACAGGGTTGCCAGACTGCCTATCGGGGTGATTTTAGGACCTAAATCGCAGCCAATCACATTGGCATAAATCATCGCCTCTCTGGCTATGCCGGACGCAGTGCTCCCGTCTATAGACAATGCGCCAATGAGTACCGTCGGCATATTGTTCATCACAGACGCCAGGAACGCAGTCAGGAAGCCGGTACCGAACGTAGCAGCCCATAAACCTTTGTCTGCCAGCATATTGAGTACGGCTGAAAGAGACTCAGTCAGTCCAGCGTTACGCAGGCCGTAGACGACCAGATACATACCCAGCGAGAAAATCACTATCTGCCAGGGCGCACCGCGCAGCACTTTCCCGGTATTTATGGCATGACCACGCTTTGCTACCACGAAAAGCACCGCAGCCCCAACTGCTGCTATCGCACTTACAGGGATCCCCAGCGGCTCCAGAACAAAGAAACCGGTCAGCAAGAACAGTAAAACAACCCAGCCCGCCCTGAACGTCGCTGGATCTTTAATCGCGCTGGCAGGCGTTTTGAGCAGTGAAACGTCATATCTGGCCGGAATATCGCGGCGGAAGAAGAGATGGAGCATGGCCAGTGTTGCAGCGATGGCCGCAAGGTTCACAGGGACCATCACGGAGGCGTACTGCGTAAAGCCCAGATCGAAGAAATCCGCCGAGACAATATTCACCAGGTTGGAAACTATCAGCGGCAGGCTGGCGGTATCGGCAATAAATCCCGCAGCCATAACAAAGGCCAGCGTC